CCTAACTTTAAATGCTCAATGCAAAGCATTTCCTTTTCATGGTATGCCTCAAATGAAAAATTCCAAGTATCTAATTTAGCTTTCCACATCATACTTCCCCTTCATCTATATCCATCCACTTTTCAATTGGTTCTAATCCATTACAAAGTAATGACTGAATTGAGCTAATAATCATCTCCGCATGATATTTATTAAACTCTTCGCTTTTTAAATAGCTTTTAAATGCTATTAATACGCCAAAGACAGAGTGAATCTCATTCACGCCTTCATAGATCATCCAGTCATTAATAACTTTAGGATGGCGTTTATCTTTTTTGATTTGTTTAGTCATAATTACTCCCAAGGGTTTTTCAGATCTTTAGAAACTACCTCATAGCCTAATTGTTTAATCAATTTAATTGCCTGATATGAGAGAGTTTTGGTTTTTGCTAATTCTGCAAATGTTTTTGCTTTATCGCATACAGGATAAAAGAGATAGCCTCCGTAGGCTTTATCTACTTGGATTGTGATTGTGAGTTTTTCCATTATTTACGCCTTTTAAAATATTAGATAAAGATTTCTTTAGGGGCATCTTTTAATATGCCTGATAACTTTTCGCTAAAATGTTTAAAGCTTTTATACAAAACATTTAACTCATTAGTTTCTTTATTCTCTTGATATATGCGCTCAATAACTGCATTTTTATCATAGATACAATTTTGCTCTTTAGCATAATTTGTAAAGGATAAAGAGTTATGCCCAGATACATGAACAAATAACTCAAGGTTATCTGTCTCAATTGTCAGAGTAGGATTCCTGAGAGTAGGAACAAAGCTATATTCAATTTTGTATTTCATTTTTACGCCTATTAAAAGAGTTTATACAAGGGGCTGCCCTATCACTTGCCTACATTTGCACAAAAGCCTACTAGATGGGCTTTAAGCCTATCCTGTGGAGTGCAAAACATAGGAAGCCTTTCGGAGATTAGCTTTTGGTTTCTGACTGTCCAAATCAGGTAGTCTTCACCATCTACTGTAAGACAGACACCATAGGAGGATGCCTTTACAGATCTTGAGAGTTCAGTTAGAGCTTGAGAGTTCATTGGTTACACCTATTAAAAAAGAAAAGAAAAAGATCAAGGGATCAGGACATCAAAGTACTCAAGCATCAGGACCAATGCACCACAGAATAGGGCAATGCCACAGAGGGCTTCAAAGATAACTGTTTTCATGTTTACGCCTTTTAAGGTTGACGTACTCCAAATGAGTACAGGGATAGGGTAGCAGATCTACAGTAGCTGGCCATCAGGACAAACCCTAGGTTTAGCATTTATTTGTATTTGATTTTGTAGCCACAAATGATCCTCGGAAATAAAGGGTTAGCCCATTACTAGGGCTTCTAGTCTTATAGGGGATCAGATAGGGGTTAACAGAGGGATAGATAAAGGGATAGGGATTAGGTTAGACATAAAGAGAAACCTTATAGAGAAGCTCCACAAAGACCGCTACACCTTACCTCTTTGCGCTAGTGAGACAACTATGCAAAAAATGCATAACCTTGGATCTAAGGGTTTACCCCAGGAACTGGATAGATCCACAGTACTGGACCAACATACAGTAGGGTTTACCCTAATAGGGTTAGTACCTAGGGGTTTACCCTTAAGGGTTTCTACGTAAGGGTAGGGTTTACCAGTAAGGGTTTACCCCCCCTATCGATAAATGGAGGGGGCGCTGTGGCAGGGGACATAAACAGATATCCCCCTATCGATTAGAGCTAAGACCCCCACCCACCCCCTATCAAGAATAAAAGAGTCCTCCAAAAAATTTTTTTATAGTTTAGAATTTGTAGACATTAAATCAAGGAGAAGATATGGCAGGGTTTCCTATGAGGAGAGCGTTGGAGAAGAAGATAGAGAGTCTGGGAGGGATAGAGTTCGTTACTGCCCACATAAGCCAAGGAATGACCATTGGACGCTTGGCTGAGTTCATAGAGTGTTCTAGACCTATGTTGTCTTTCTGGATAAACCATACTGATGAGCGTAGAGATGCGGTCCTGAAGGCGAGAAAGCTAAAGGCTGAGAAGTTAGCGGAGGAAGCTTTGGAGATTGCAGATGAGGCTGATGAGACAAGTAATAGTGGTGTGAACAAAGCTCGACTCCAGGTGGATACCCGTAAGTGGATGGCCTCTAAGCTTGATCCTGAGAACTATGGAGACACTGCTAAAACCCAAGTGAATATCTCTTTGGGTGACCTCCACCTCCAAGCTTTAAAGCACATGGGTAAGGTAGAGCCTGTAACCTTGGAAAACAATGAATAACCCCTTTATCCAGTTCATAACTCTTTACAGGGTTGATCCTGTTCTTTTCGTCAAAGAAGTACTTGGAGTAGAGCCTGATGAGTGGCAGCAAGACTTTTTGAACGCTGTGGCCTCTGGTGAGCGGAAGATCTCAATTCGGTCTGGTCACGGGGTTGGTAAGTCAACTACCGCTTCTTGGGCTATGTTGTGGTTTCTTTTAACAAGATATCCCGTCAAAGTAGTGGTGACTGCCCCTACTTCTGCTCAACTTTATGATGCTTTGTTTGCTGAACTAAAGAGATGGGTCAAAGAACTACCCCAACCTATCCAAGAGCTACTTGATGTCAAACAAGAGAGGATAGAACTTAAGGCTTCCGCTACTGAGGCGTTCATCTCCGCTAGAACATCTCGTGCTGAACAACCAGAGGCTCTACAAGGTGTTCACTCTGATAACGTCATGTTGGTAGCAGATGAGGCTTCTGGTGTTCCTGAAGCAGTGTTTGAGGCCGCTGCTGGTTCTATGTCTGGACATAACGCTTTGACCATCCTTTTGGGTAACCCTGTGAGGTCTTCTGGCTTCTTCTTTGAGACGCACAACCGACTGAAAGACGAATGGTGGACTAGACGAGTATCCTGTCTAGACTCTACCCGTGTCAGTAAAGAGTATGTTCAGGACATGAAATCCCGCTATGGCGAGGAATCTAACGCTTATCGGATTCGTGTTCTAGGCGAGTTCCCACGTAGTGATGATGACACCATCATTCCTATGGAACTACTTGAATCTGCTAAACATCGAGACACCAGAGCCTATGAGGACGCTCCTATAGTCTGGGGACTAGACGTAGCCCGTTTTGGTTCGGACTCGTCAGTTTTGTGTAAGCGTCAATCTAACGTAGTCCACACCCTAGAGCGGTGGAGGAATCTGGACTTGATGCAGTTAACAGGTGCGGTGGTAGCTCAATACGAAGCCTGTGACCACAAGAATAGACCTGCAGAGATTCTGGTTGACTCTATTGGTCTAGGAGCAGGTGTTGTTGACCGACTCAGAGAACTAAAACTTCCTGCCCGTGGGATTAACGTCTCTGAGAGTCCTGCAATGGGTGGGACTTATCTGAATCTAAGAGCGGAGTTGTGGCACAAAGCCAAGGCTTGGTTGGAAAAGAGAGACTGCAAGATCCCTAATAACGAGGATTTGATCGGAGAACTTGCTACTGTAAGGTACACCTTTACTTCTAACGGCAAGATTAAGATTGAGTCCAAAGATGATATTCGCAGGAGGGGATTAAAGTCTCCTGACATGGCTGATGCTTTTGTGTTGACATTTGCCTCAGATGCCGCCACTATCTCATGGGGATCAAACAATTCTTGGGGTAAACCTATTAAAAGGTTAATCCGAGGACTTGTCTGATTGCCGTTGCCACTTTGAGCTACCTAATAAGTAGCTCTTTTTTTGTTTAACACAATATGTTACTATTGAGCAACCTTTCTGGAGATTTCTATGAAAATGGACGATGCTGCTAAAAAGATTAGCAAAGTAATGGGTGAGTACAAAGACAAGAAGCTCAAGTCTTCTTCTGGTCAAAAGGTTAAATCCCGTGACCAAGCTGTTGCGATTGCAATGTCTGAGGCTCGTGCTATGCCCAAGCGTGGATCTAGAACCGCTACTAATCGGAGCAAGAAATGAAACAAGGTCTTTACGCCAACATCGCAGCTAAACAAGAGCGCATAAAAGCTGGCTCCAAGGAAAAGATGCGTAAGCCTGGCACTAAGGGCGCTCCTACTGCCAAAGACTTTAAACAAGCGGCTAAGACTGCTAAGAAAAAATGAGTGCGGCTTGGACTCGCAAAGAGGGTA